AATCATTAAGTATGAAGGAGTTGGTGTAGGACAATTATTGAATATTACAAGAGGTTCATATGGAACTGTCCCACAATCTTATAATGTTGGAGAATTTATTTACAAGTATGAATTTAATAATGTATCTCTAGCTAGAATTAATGCACAGCATAATGTGCTATCAACACCAGCACCGACTTCCAATTTTTATTACATTCAAGTAAGTGCTGGATCATCATTCACTCAAACAAAGACTGGTGGAGGGTCTGATGTTTATGCTTCTAGAGATAAGAAATTTAGTGAAATTCAGTTAAATGATGATTTTGTATCAGTTCCTAATGGTTCACAAGTTTCTGCATCAGTTAGAACAATAAGTTCTACTAGCATAAATGGAACTGAAGTTGCTTATGTTGATAATGGATATCAAACAATTGGAATCAATACTAATAATTTATTTGATAGTCCAAAGATGGTGGCATCTAGAGTAAATGAAATTCAGAATTTAAATTCTACTAATTTTGTTGGAAATAGATCATTTACACTAGATTTAAATTTAGAAACTTCAGATGAAAATGTTTCTCCACTGATTAAATTAGATCAGGCGTATGTATTTGGATCAATTTATAACATTGATCAACCTATTGGCATTTCTTCTTATGCGTCAGATAGTAGAGTAAATTCAAATACTGATGATCCAAATTCATTTGTCCATATTACAAAAAGAGTAGATCTTCAACAGAGTGCTATTTCACTGAAAGTTTTACTTTCATCTTACAGACATGTTTCATCTGATATTAGAGTTCTTTATAAAATTTTTACAAATAGTTCTTCAGATTCAGATCAAATTTGGCATTTATTCCCTGGATATGATAATTTAGATGTTAATGGAAATATTATAGATTCCAATAATAATAATGGAAGATCTGATTCAAATGTTAGAAGCAGTTTAAATAATGAATATTTAGAGTATACATTTACTGCAGACAATTTACCAGCATTTACAGGATTTCAAATTAAAGTCATTGGGTCTGGAACAAATCAAGCATATTCTCCAATAATTAAAGATTTAAGAGTTATAGCAATTCAGTGATGAGAAACTATGCTAGGGTTGAGGGGCATTCTAATTTAGTTAGAGATCTGAATAGTAATGCAATTATTAATACAGATAATACTGAATTGATTCAATATAATAAAATCAAACAGAATAGAGAAAATCAATCAAAAAGAATTAGTAATATTGAAAGTGAATTGTCTGAATTAAAATCATCTATTGATGAAATAAAAGAATTATTGAGAGCTATTTCAAATGGATCATGAAAATTTAAAACTTGAAACTGTTTCAAAATTATTTGAATTTGAAAAAATTTCAAGAGAGTTAGATTCTTGCACTAATATTGATTTGATGAGAAATCTTTGCAAATGTTATGTGAAGTTGTACATGAAGCAAGAAGAAGTTGTATCAAACTTAGGTAAAAATTTCTAAATAGTTAAAAAGTAAAAAATAATGTCTAAACCAGCATCAAGACAAGAATTAATTGATTATGCCTTAAGACAACTTGGTGCTCCTGTTTTGGAAATTAATGTTTCCGAAGAGCAATTAGATGATAGGTTAGATGACGCCCTCCAGTACTTTAATGAGAGGCATTTTGATGGCGTTGAAAAAATGTTCTTGAAGTACAAATTCACTCAAGGAGATATTGATAGGGGAAGATCTAAAGGTGGTGGGAAAAATGTTGGCATAGTTACAACTAATGTAAGTTCTGGAATTGGCACATTCAAGTGGGAGGAAAATTCAAATTATATTCCCATTCCAGATACAATTGTTGGCGTAGAAAGAGTTTTTAAACTTGATAATAGAACTATTACGTCAAATCTTTTCAATGTCAATTATCAATTATTTTTAAATGATATTTATTGGTTCAGTTCTACTGAACTTGTTAACTATTATGTAACTAAAAGATACCTTGAAGACATTGATTGGATTGTAAATCCACAAAGACAAATTAGATTTAATAAAAGACAAAATAGATTATATATTGATATGAGTTGGGATAGTATTGTTGAAGGAAATTATTTGATTATGGAATGCTATAGAATTTTAGATCCAACCAATTTTACCAAAGTCTATAATGATTCATTCTTAAAACTTTATTTTACTGCTTTAGTTAAAAAGCAATGGGGACAAAATTTAATAAAATTTAATGGCGTCAAACTCCCTGGTGGAATTGAATTAAATGGAAGGCAAATTTATGATGATGCTGTTAAAGAATTAGAAGAAATTAGAATGAGAATGATTAGTGAATTTGAAACTGCTCCATTTGACATGATTGGTTGATATGTTAAATCCATTCTTCATACAAGGCACTTCAGGAGAACAAGGTCTTGTTCAAGATTTAATCAACGAACAATTAAGAATGTATGGCATAGAAATTTACTATATGCCAAGAGAAATTGTTTCTGAAGGAAAAGTGATGAAGGAGGTTTTATACTCAAAATTTTCTAACGCTTTCCCAATAGAAGCATACCTAGTAAATTATGAAGGTTTTGATAATAATAGCATTTTGATGAGTAAATTTGGTGTCAGAATCACTGACGAAATGACTTTAATTATTTCAAAGGAAAGATTTGACACTTATATTAGCGAATTGATGAAACAAATTAATTTGGTTAAAAATTACTTGAGACCAAATGAAGGTGATTTATTGTATATTCCATTGAGTGATAGTTTAATGGAGATAAAATATGTTGAAAATAGAAAACCATTTTATCAACTTCAAAAAAATTATGTATATGAACTTAGATGTGAACTGTATGAAGTTGAAGATGATGAAATAAACACATCTATTGGTGAAATTGATAAATTGAGATCTTTTGAATCTACTTTAAATCTTTCTGGAATTGGATTGACTGCAACAGCTTCAACAACAGTGGTTAATGGCGCAGTTCAAATGGTTGAAGTTTTGGAATCTGGTTATAGATATACATCTACTCCAACAATTACTATTTCTTCTCCACTTTCTGGTGTTAAAGCAAGAGCAATAGGAGTAACAACAAGTAGAACTGCTTTACTTACAGCAAGAAGTTTAGATAAAGTATATTTAGAAAATCCAGGATCTAACTATAATCCATCTAGTCCCCCATTAGTCTCTATTACTGGTGGAGGAGGATATGGAGCACAAGCTAGGGTTGGGATAGCAACCAGTGGGAGTATTGGTCCTATAGTAATGCAATTTTCTGGACAAGGATATTATGTAGAACCAGTAGTGTCCATTTCAGGTCCTGTTTCTGGAGGCACTACTGCAATAGCAAAAGCTTTCTTAAATGGATCTGGGGGAATATCTACAATTAGAATTATAAATGCTGGGGCTGGTTATACTGCAGCACCTTCTATTACTATATCAGCAGGATCTACAGTTTCTACAGGAAACTTTTTAATTGATGAAACTGTTTCTGGTTATCCATCAGGGGCAACTGCAATAGTTAATTTATGGGATTCTGATACAAAACAATTAAAAGTTACTGGTTTTGGAACATATTTTGCAATAGGAGATGTTGTTGTTGGATCTGCATCAAGTGCAGTTTATGTAATATCAGAAGCTTCTGAATATGAAACAGCTCCAGCTTATGATCAATCTTCAGACATTCAAGAAGAATTTAATGATATTGTAGATTTTACAGAAATAAATCCTTTTGGGGAAGTTTAAGATAAATATAAAATAAACAAAAATAAATTATGTTTGGGCATTATTTTTATCACAAATCAATTCAAAAAACTGTAACTGCATTTGGAACTTTATTTAATAATATCCAAATTAGACATTTTGATGATTCTGGGAATCCAATTTCAACATTAAAAGTTCCTCTTGCTTATGGACCTACTCAAAAGTTTTTGGCAAGAATTGAACAACAACCAGCAGGAGATAGATCTATTGCCTTAACTCTTCCAAGAATGTCATTTGAAATGACAACTATTGACTATGATTCCCAAAGAAAATCCTCAGTCATTCAATCATTTAGTGCCCCAAGAACAGATACTGGAAAGCCAGCAAAAGTTTATACACCAACTCCATATAACATTGGTTTTGAACTTAATATTATGAGCAAACTTCAAGATGATGCTTTGCAAATTATAGAACAAATTTTACCATTTTTTCAACCATCTTTCAATGTGACTGTTAGATTAATTCCTGAAATTAATGAAACAAAAGATATTCCTGTTATTTTAAATAGGGTTGGTTTTAGAGATGATTATGAGGGTGATTATACTAGTAGAAGAATTATACTTTACACATTGAACTTTACTGCCAAAACATATCTGTTTAGTGAGATTCCATCAGATAGTCAAGGACTTATTAAGAAAGTTCAAGTTGATTATGCTACTGATGCATTATTAAATGCTAAAAGAGAAATTAGATATACTTCTACTCCAAAAGCGCTTCAAGATTATAATAATGATGATATTATAAATTCATTAGATGATCCATTAATTCCATTTGGGGATGATTTTGGATTTAATGAAGAAATTGTAGATTTCCAAGATTTTAAAGACTATAGTTCCTCATTTGGAACTGATGTTTGATATATAGTGTATGGCAAACAAATTTAAAAAAATAGAAGAATCTTTAAATATAGAAACCTCCTTAGTTTCTGTAGTGGATTCTGCCGAACTTTCTACACCTGAAACTTCAAATGATCCTCAAAAAGATTATGAGTACAGTAGAGGGCAACTCTATAGTTTAATCTCAAAGGGACAAGAAGCTGTTGATGGCATATTAGAAATAGCTCAAGAATCTGGTCACCCAAGAGCATTTGAAGTTGCAGGACAATTGATTAAATCTGTTGCAGATACTACAGATAAATTAATCGATTTGCAGAAAAAGATGAGAGACTTAGATGCCCCCCAAAAAGGTCCCACAACAGTTAACAA